GTGTTCTACCACAATCAACTCATGTCATTTACTAAGCTGCATTTCCCCCACCCCAAACCCAATAAGAATATCCATGTTAAGACAATATATTTTATTTTATTTTATTCTCCAGCCTGTAAATTTCATCATTGCGCTTTAGCAGGGTTATAATTGCAAAGGCAAGAGGCTTCAAGACTTTAGCAAATATTAATATTAATATTAGTATAATCGCGACAATTAGTAGATATTTGCCCCAGATTGTGAACTCTCCCCAAATTGGTTGGAGTATGAAAGATATACCCTCATTGTATGCTCTGCAAAGCCAAGTATTACATTTGTTGTCGAACTCCTTTATATATGACGATTGATCGGCACTTGTTAGATCAAGCTTTTGGCTAGTCTTAATAATCTCTGATTTAACATTAATCGGAATTGAACACAGGTCTAGAGTTATGACATTAGTGCTGCATTTAAATTTCAATGAAATATCCCCTGTGCCTTCGGTTACCTGAACGTTCTCAATGTATGATATGCAGTTAGAAGCTATCTTACATCGGTAAGAGGATTCAGCAGTTAGGGTAACTTTGCACACTACATCATTGAAGCAGTCTTGGCACCCCCCACATATTGCATGTCCAGATAATTGGGCCCTGCTTGGTTGCATTTGACTGAATTGAATATCGCCTAAAATCATCCGCACCTTGGCTGACCCCAACATTATATTGTCATTCGTTAAATGCTGGTTGTCTTTTGTTTTCTGGAATTTTAAGTCTTGCCTCAGTTCCAAGGTTTTGCATGCGAAATAATGGTTTTCATAGCATTTTCTAACAACTATATCTTTCCGCGACATAGCATGGCAAACATAGTCGAATTTGGGATTTCCTACACCATATGTATCCCCACCAAATTGCTGTACTGAACCACAGCCTTGAGAGAATGTCCCTTTCCTATTGATAGATCCCACATAGATGTTTTTATTCTTTTCCAAAATCACATCTGGTAAGAAATTTGTTTGGACCGTTGTGAGTTCTACTTGGAAGTGCTCACCAATTATTGGCTCTAGTGCATCAATTTTATTACACAAGGTCCCTGTTGGATCTGTAACGCAAAGTTCAACATCAGGCTGCTCTTGGTTACTTTTTTTGTAGACAGTTGCTTCTGGCCGTATGACATCTTGGCATGATCCATATACACAGCCAGTCCCAACTGCCAGACATCCCCATTCTTCACAACCCCATGCGCTTGTGTGTTCTTTTGAGAATGACAGCCATGTCTCTCCTTTTTTTGGAATTATCTCTGGACAATTCCCTGTACACTTCTCGTTATGATGAATGTTGATTGCAATAGTTGGACCAGTAGTGTATTCCTTTGCATAACTTGCTTTAACCTGTGCTAATCTTATGTATACGACTGTATCAAATAGGGGCTTGCCATCTGGGGCTGTTACAGTGTAACCTTGTGATACACCTGTTATGAGGGGGACATTGAATACTATATAACTGTCTTGAACCTTTCCAGATGATATAGTTCCTTGCAATGTTATTGATTTAAAATTAGGTTTAATATGGGGCATGTTTTGCAAGGGCTTAAAATGGTGTGTTACTAGATCGTTATGTAAGGATAGCTTGATACTTGATATAAAGGATTCAATATCATTATGGACCATCACTCGGGGATCCACAACCCGATGTTCAGAGCTATCCCAGTTGCACTCTGTTAGCTTGCTTTCATGTCTGGGATATAATGCTCGCTGACAATCATGACTAAAGCAATATTCGTCAATGGTTTCTTCTTGCTTATGAACCAATGTTGTGTATGGATAATACTTACCGCTGGCAGATTTAACAATTTTAGACGGGAAATTATTAACTTTGCACTCTCCCAGCTGTGCAATTTTGATTGACTTGGTCTCTTGATTCATGCCATTAGAGTTGTCCGTAGGAGGGCTAGCAAAACATTTTAAATGTTGGATGTTTGAATCAACTATTTGTGGTTCAAATTCAATATCGCAGTATCTATCTCCGATACATAATTTCCTATCAAAATATACTAGAGGCAGATTAGTTTGCTTATATAGCTTTGAACTGCATGAAATAAAGATTTTTAAAATATTTCTGAACCTCTTTCCTGTACAAGATACGATTAATGGCGTCTCACATCTCCTAATGCCAGGTACCCCACTAGTCTTAGTGTCGTATTTACTTCCAGTCACCCTAAAATCACTCCTTGGCTCAAATTTCTTGAGTTCTCCAGTGATGTTTTTTGCATTAATATGTTTAATAAATTTTAGGATCCCGGTCAATTGGTTGTTTTTCTCAGTATATAGCAATAATTTGTCGATAACAAAGAATGAATCTTCATATTTCTCATTCTCTAATATCTGATTGAGTAAGTTCCCAGTCAAACCTGGAAATGCCTTCCCTATTGTAGAATACAGCACTGACATATCTGCTTTGTAGAATAGTTTGTTCTTTTTGTAATAGTTTTCAATCTCCTGAGCATGGTCGCTCGTTGTAGATTTACACTCCTCCTGCTTTAAGACACATCGACATATCATCTTGGTTATGTGCTCATTACATATATGGGGGCTATTGACTTGCAGAAAAGCTCTCCACTGAATGCTATTTGGTCCTGCTGGGTCTAGATGTTTAGACATTTGGAGGGGATAAAGGCTCACAGCTAAATATTCAAATAATGTAGCTGTATGTAGGTCTTTAAGGGTGCTGGCCTTGTTTATTAAAGAATCAAATGTAGGCTGTTGTTCGGGCATCAGGGCGGTAACCTCATGGTTGCTGATTTTCTCAGATAATTCTGAATTCAAGGTTGAATATTCTTTAGCACGGGAAATATTTTGATATACTCCTATGCACAGGGATGCAGATTCAATTGAAGACACATCTTCCCCATCTAGACAACTCATCATAGCAGGCACTGACATTGCAAGTATAATTACAACAGCAAAAATTATATTGGTTATTTTAGCAGATTTATATCGTATACTTATTATGCAATTTTTTGTAGATCTATGTAGCATCTTATTGCTACATATACATGTGAGATATCGCGAAGTGAAGTTCCCTTGTAAGATCATCCCTCGCTTAGAGTGAATCATGCCGCAGTATGAGCAGAATATGTAATAGTACCTTATATACACCTTAGTAATTAGCAGTACTAGGAAAAATGCTAATATGCTTGATACTAGCATACCTAGGATAATCAAATGTTCCATGTTGCATTTGTGGCTCATGTCTATCGCATTCTTGAAATCATCAGGAAGGCTGGAATAATTGTAGCATTGGGCACTTATGGGAGTTATAAATGAGAAGAAGAGTATTGTCACTAGACTAGCCAATATTACATTGGGGATTCTCTTCTTGCAAAGTACCCTTGTCTTAGTCAGCGTTTTATAACCAGTGCAGTTCATGCATTGGCGATGGACTCTCAGAGCTTCTGTGGAATTGTAAGACATCCCACAGATACATGTAGTTGGACAGTTAGAAAATGGATGCACAGCAAGCAAACAATTCTTGCATTTTCTGCATGCTCGATCATATAACAACCCATAAATCTTGACAGGAATGTAGAAAATCGGTATTAGGAGGTAGACCAAGTAGGTCCTCGTTAAGATGGCTGCAACAATGGATGATATGATCAAAAAGCATACTAACAATATCAGTTCCATGTTTGTACATATGGACTCGATCATTAGTTCCGGTAGGATAGAACCCCGGAAATACCTTATGCATGACTTATGCTGCCTAAAACAGGCGTGTAGGTTTATAGTCTTATGACCGCATGTTACATGTATATTTTCACAGGTGTTCTCAAGAGCAACTTGTGCTTGTGTTTTAAACCATCCTGTTTTGATTGTAGTACCTTCTATGGAATAATGATTTAGAGAGTTTGAAGTCAGTAAGACAGAACCAGCATCCTTGTCAATATTTATATCGCAGGTTGCGCGGCATGTATATGTCTTAGGGACTAATAGGCCAGTTTCACTAATGTCTAAAACCATAAAAGTACCCATGTGGTCTAGTATGGGATTGCATTCATACCAATCTTTTACATAAAATAGCCTATAAAACGTAAGGCTTGTCTCCATCACTTGGTTGTCTTCTGACAGGCGGTGTACTCCAATTGATTTAACCATGGATATATCGTCTCTAGAGCATATTTCGGACATAGTCCCAGTAGAATTTATCTGGCGGAATTGTGTTCCACCAAAAAAGCATTTAGCCCCATTGGTGTTCCTAGCAGGCATACTGCCAGAGGAACCAAGAGCGTACAAGATGATTGCAAGTTGAAGAAACATTGTTTGTGGTAGTTCA